AGCAACCATGGCAGGTGTATTATAATCTTTGCCGCCATTAGTAATAGTAACACTAGTCACCGAACCATTTGTTATAACTGGGACAAATACACCAGTGGTAAATCCAGCAGGAGTTCCTGTATCAGAAGAAGTTATAGTCGGCACACTTAGGTAACCACTACCACCTTGGGTAACAGACACTGATGATATGACACCACTAACAAGTTTAGAAACAGGGACACTAATTGTAGCACTTCTGTGTATACTAGATTTTATTGAAGGTAAGAATACCGAAGCAAAGGCTTCTACCAATAAAGGTAAATCTTCAATACCGATGGCACCAGGTTGTCTTTCTGGCATAGCAGATAATACTTTACGATATAGAGTATCACCTTCTGTGGTATCTTCTCCCAGAATAGCCTTAGTCAATTCTATAATAATAAGAATTTCACCAAAGAATTTAAATCCGGCAGGGTGTACTAATCTGTTAAATACATTCTCCCAAGTAGATACGTTCTGGCCTGTTCTAATTAGGTATGAGAATTTTTGGTATCTTAAAGAATCCTGAATCTTAATAACATTAGATAACTGGCCCTTGTTGTCAAGATATTGACCACCTTTCGGTAGTGCATCATTAACGTCCCAGTTACCTGAAGATGGAATTAAAGTTTTATCCCATGGATACTGCACTTCCACTTCATCATTAAATAAGAGTCTAAAGAACACTTCAATAGAATCTGCTGAACCACGGATCTTATAGTAGTCAACAATGTTCTTATACAAGTTTCTTTTATTAACCGTAATGTTTCTTGGTATTACTGATGCAATTTCTTTCTGCATTAACTCCAAGAATTGAACTGAATTATTATCAATATCCATTGCACGTTCAATGTTATTAAGTACATGAGAAGGACCAGGGCCTACCCAATGTTTAACGGGAGTATTTAATTTGGCAGTAGAAGAGTTATGAGCAGTTAAACCGAGTACCTGAAAAGTTTTACCAATCTCTGATGTTTCTAATGCAAGAGAACCTGGTAGTTCATTACCATTAGATATGTTGACATTTATATCATTTAGTGCTATAACAGTAACAGTACCTGCGGCATCTGTCACAGTCATTGTAGAATCAGCACCTTGCTCATCGGTAAAGAATGCATCATTCTCATTTTTAGGATCTGATATTCTAAATACTGCTTTGCCGTCTAGTACAACATCTTGGAAGTCTTCATTCTCTGCATAAATAAACTCATCTAGGTTCATAAAGTCATAGTAAGCTTCTAACAGCTGTTTCATACCTGCAGAGTTTTCTAAAATTTCTGAAGGTATTAATGAGTCTACTCTTAGCTTCTCTTTACTCTTTCTAGTAGAGGACGCAGTAGACTCTATATATCCAGGAGAGGATATATCATTAGAATAAAACGATGAATTCTTTACGGCCATTATCTTAATCTCGACGGAGTTGTGTAATTAATAGTTCCTGTAGAGCCTGATACCGCGATGGTATCAACCGCTGGAGTAACCTTAACTCTGAGTGAATCAATTGCAATTAACTGATCTCTCTTAGGCGCTAAGTCCAAAGAATCTGGTGTTACCGTAACACGAATGGTATCAGTACTATATGCAGTAAAGTTATTAAGTGTGATTGTACCCTTATCAGGATCTATTAAACCTGCATCATTTACAACTGTTACGTTAACGCCATCTACTACTTTATAAACTATGACCTGTCTATTAACAGAAGCCGCGATTGGAATATCACCAAAGTAGTGATCAATAGTTCCTGAATACGCTAATTTAAACGGAGTTGATGTAAGAATAAAATCAGTAGAGGATCCAGACTTATAAAACGGCGATGTAAATTTCAATGAAAAGTTATTAGTATTCTCAACAGTGTACGGTGTAATTGTCATAAACATATACGGCCTTACTGTAGAGTTTTGAATAGATGGATCTGATGCATCAATGAGTGTTGTAATTTGTGAATGTCTAAACACACCATCAAACTTATTCAACTGGTTAAAGTTATAATCAGAAATAGTATCACGTACAACAGAAGTTAATTCTACTGACGTTCTATCGGTAAGGTTAGGGTTATACTTAAAGAACACATCTAGTTCTAAGTAAGTATAATTAGGATCTACAATTTCGGGTGTAATGGATACTACGTTCTTACCTTTAAGAATAGTACCAGTAATCTCATCCTTTTCTGCTTGTGTTAATGTCTCTGCAATAATAGGTTTAATAGAGATGTATGCTTTACCATAATCCGGCGGATCTTGGTCTTCACCACCCCAACAAGAGATAGATGCAATATTTGTAAATTCTCTTTGAATGATAGATCGGTAATCGTCCGATGTAACAGCTCTATTCTGAGATGTAAATGTCAGAGGTGCGTTGAATCGAATTGATTCCGAAGTTTCTTGTTCCGAACCACCTGCAGCGGCAGAGAGTGTGGCTACTGTTGAACTACCGAACCCACCAACAGAATCTGACATAGTAAATATATTAGCTCCATTAGATTCTTCTCCCTCGGTATACACATAGTCAAGAGTAATAATATTATTGTTCGTTGGTTTTCTACCAGTAACACCATCTCCGAAATAAATTTCATAATAGTTACTAGCATTTTCTTGTAGATAGAATACTTTGGAAGTAGCATCAACATTCAATAGTGTTTCAAACCTTGTATAAATATCGAATGCTGTAGACTCTTCGTTCTCCTGAACTCGTACTCTTAATGTACTTGTATCTGCATCAGTGTCCGACAGTTGGAATTTTTGATTCTCAATATCATTGTCTACTCTATATTTTAGTGACTTATAATAACCCTGTGCAATAGCGACTGCAGTAAAGGTGTAAGTAGATGAACCACTTACTGTTACTAAAGAAGCCGTCTGAGTCTGTAATGTAACATACTGAAATTGTTGTTGTGCTACGGTAGTACTCAACTTAGTGCCACGCGGCATAGTTAAGTTATTAGGTAAAGTTCCCACTTCACTAGTAACATCAATAACAATATTAACTGATGCTCTAGGTGATAGAACCGATCGAGGGACATAACCCAGAAGTTTAGCTCTTGTGACTACGTTACCACGAATCTGTGCTGAGTCCAAGAATGCTTCATTCAATGAGAAGTGAGCAGCCATTGCATTATAGTGTGTATTATAAGCCAATACATCAAGTAGAGTACTAAGACCAGACCCTTCAAAATTATAATCATTAAACTCTGATTGGGTTTTTAAAAAGTTTTTAAGATTCTGTTTTATCTGGTCAAAATCTAATTCCGTTACATTTAAGTTACTCGCCATGGGTTACCTCAACCTTCTTAATACGATTTCAACTGATTCGTTGGTATCGAATTCTTTTATTTTAAATATTACCGTAATGTTGTATGCGTTCGAGTCATCTTGATATTTTATTTCAATATCTCTTAATGCTACTCTTGGCTCATATTTTTGTATAACTCTTCTTATATTTTCTTTCAGTGCAATTTTAGTAATTGAATCTGCTGGTTCAAAGAGTAGTGCTCTTAAATTTGCACCCACATCTCTACTAAAGGGCCTTTCATAAAAATTACTAATTAGCAAATTCTTTACTGAATTCTTAATAGCGTTATCATCCTTTAGTGGAATTATATCCTTTCTAATTGGATGTAAGGTTAAAGACAAGTCCAAATCTCTCCAGCCCTTTACTCGGGAGGTGACTCTCGCTTTCTTTAAATCTCCCGATATACTCTTATCGGATAGTATTGTAGGTGAACTTGCCATATTAGTATTTATACCCTTTTATTGTATGATTAGTAATTTCTTACTAGGTAAAGGTTGAGCAATTAATGATAAACCAACACCTGCCCATTGATAGTCAGTGGTCTCTGTAAGTACAACATTATCCAAAATTACAGTTGGTGCACCAGTAACTGGAAAATCTCTTGCTGGTGTAAATATATTATTCTGATTTAATACTGTAGTAAATTCATATAAACCAGAAGTATCGTTACTTACTACCTCTAGTGTTGGTAAAGTTACTCCGGCACTAGCAGCTACGGTAGATACAGACGTTGGTAGAGTTATTGTTATTGGGTTAAACCCTATCAGTGTTAAGAATTGACAAAAATTAAATGAAGTCCACTCTGTTAATGCACCTAGTCCTATAGCTGAAAAGAATTTAGTTACAGTCTGCATCCATTCTTTAAGTAAGTATGTTTGCCATTCTTCAGCGAACTGTCTTGCTTTTTCTTTTAATCTTTCTTTATCGTAGTCATCTATCTGTAGATTATTAGTTATTTCACCCCCTAATAAATCTTCTAAAGTAAACCCAAAGAC